TGGACTCCATTTACTAAAGTAGTTGGTAATGTAATTGAAAAAGCTCCACCTGAAGATTCGACAGCAAAAACTTTGCCACTATCTTCAGTAGTTAGAGTCTTCGCTGCACCCAAATCTTCTACTTTTTTAAGGTATCCGCTAGTTTTTCCACTATTTACATTTAGATAATCACTTCTCATTTTACACACCCTCCAAATTAATCAAAGCATGAGTTTCAGGAAGAGAAACTTCAAGACCTGCTTCTGTAAGAATCATGTCTTTTCTCAAATCCTCATCTGCTGCTTGAACATTTGTCATAATGTGGGTATCACGGTTAACACCGTTACCAACAAGAGGTCTATATGATACATGGTCAAGGTCGACCATACATAAGAAACCTGCTGCCATACCTCTGAATAGAGGTTCTTTAACTAGAGAAATATCACCATGAACAGTTTCAATTCTCATTACACGATGTCCAAATGAACCTTCACTTTTTGAGAAGTTATAAGCCGCAGCTCCTGCATCGGTCATATTGAAAGAGTTATCAATAAAACCACTCAGTTTGTTAAAGTGTGAAATAACAGGAAGACTAGCCAAAGCTAGTTTTGCTGAACTTCCACCCCTTGCTGGGTCAAATATTACTTCAAAATCAGAAAGTAAATCATCATAAGTCCATTGAGCTGCTGTATTAGATTTTAAATAAGCTTTATCTTCTGTATAAGATAATTGACTTCCATCTAACACGGCTTGAGATTGAGAATTAGCAATGATATGACCTGCGATACCATCAGTATAGTTAATACTATTCTGACTACCACGCATACCAAACAACATTGCACGTTCAATATCAACTTTATGTTCTCTTAGTTTGAGATTCCAGATGCGTTGCCACTCATCAGCATAACCACGATAAACAGTTGCTCGAGCAGTATTACTCATTTCACAAGCTGTTTTGAATATCTGTGTATATCCATAATCATGGTCAAGTTTTTGTGACCAAACATCAGGAGCCCCTGTACCTTCTTCAAATGCAGTTCCAATAACAGTACACTTCGTATTATCATCTACAGCTGTGGTAGAACCATTAGCTGCGGCGATAGTAGTTACTTGGCACGTTGTTACAGAAGAAGATGTTTGAACAACACTATCTAACCGAACAGTACACCATTCAGGTTGAGATGTTGAATCATCGTCCTCACCGATAGAAACAACCATACCGGGAATAAGCCATGCGACATTAGCCCCGCCTGTAGTATCAAATGTTACTGATGTTGAACCACCAGCCGCTGCAACTGTAACAGCTGCTTGAGCTAGAAATGCTCTATCAGTAATAGATACTTTTGTTCTATCTTCTAAAAATCGAAACTGTGAATCTGAAGTAGGAACCTTTGCTACTTTTGACAGATATACGAAAAACGGAGACTCGTCCGGGGCCAATTCAGCAACCCTATCACTAAAGTCGAATAATCGTCTAGTGTGAAAATCAGTATTTGATGCACCCGGAGTACGTGAACCGTTTGCCGATAAACTGCCAGCACTATATGTTGCCATATTCAGTACTCCTTAGTTTATTATCGTAAAACATTACTCCTGCTGCCCGCACTCATAATGGCGTCCCACATTTGGTCTTTAGCATTTTTTGGTTTATTAGCTTCTTGTCCTTGTAGAACTCCTGCAGTACGGGGAGCCTCTTTAGCGGATTGAACCGCTTCAAATGAATCTGGAACAGGTTCTTTAGGTGGCAAAACACCGTTATTTGATTGGCGTGCTTTGAAAACATCAACTAACGTATCTAGTGTCATACTAGAGCCCGGGTCAGTTGACCATTCCATAAATTCACGAACCTCGGATTCTGTCATCTTATGATTAGTTCTTAATTCATTCATTGTATTATTAAGTAACATCTGTTCTTCCATTTTGGCAGATTGTTGACCTATAGCCTGATTCACTACTTCTTGCTCCCTCTGTTGACGAAACTTATAGCTAGGTGAATCTGGTTTATAATACGCATCCCAAGGATTAAACTCATCCTCAGGTAAAGAAGTTTTATTATCGACATTGGTCGCTCTCTGATTTCTAGCAAATTCTTGTGCTAGGTATTCCATATCTTGCTTCATCTTATCATTCTCGGATTTTTGTTTGTCGTACATTGACTGAAACTTCCGAGTTTCATTTTCCCAATCTACCTGATATGTTTCACTTTGGCTTACGCCATGGTCAGCGACAGGGACATCTTCATATCCAAGTCCTTCATTTTCATTTTCAAAACCAGTATCTTCTAATACTTGTCCTTCTTGATTGATTTCACTCATAATTATCTCCTTGCGATATCCTTAAACTTCGGGAACAGAACCGAGACCTTCTCCAAATTCTTCAATTTGTGGTTTCAATTTTTCCATTTCAAGCTGTACCGCGTTATTGAGTTTATTTGATTGTATTCGCCTATCGGCTTTCGCGTCAGACTGCACCCCGGAAAGTTTGGATTTAAATTTCTCAACTTCAACCCGTTTCCTATCAGATACAGACTCTCTTTGCGCTGTTTGCAAGTCTCCTTGCAGTTTTTTGTTTTGGTCAGTTAATTGCTCTACTTGAGACTGCAATTGCTGAATCTCACCCATTCTTTGGATAAGACCTTCCTTATCAAAAATCTCTGGATTCTTCTTAATTACTTCTACCCTATCTATCAATCCCATTTGATATGCTTCTGCATATACTTGATATTCAGTCCACTTACTAGTAGGTAATGTAGAACCCGGTTCAATACTAACATCATGCTGTCCAATGTTATGTCTATCTTTTTGTATATCCATGACAGTTTCACTATAATCATCATAGTAATTAGCCATTACCTCATTAACATTGTTATTAGCTTGAGCTAGCCTAAAAATCTTTTTAAATGTATAATGTCCTTTTGACATTCCGTATATAACTTGACCAAGTTTACGTATACTTAATTCAATATCACGTAATTTAGACTTAGGTCTTTCCGCTCCCTGAGCTAACATTCTTTCTGTACCACGTACAGTATCAGGAGCTTTATCAGCGAATCCATGCATTAATTCTGGTAATCCAAATGTAAAATCTATATAGAACTCACATGACTGTATAAGTTTATAGAACTCTCCAGCTAGAGGAGTAGGAGCTGGAAAATGTGGTTCTCCTTGAGAACTATCAACTTCTATAACAGCATTAGGATTAGACCAATCCTGTTCCAGTTGACTAATGTCATCAACACTACCAATAGGAACAATTAATTTCAGACCCGCAGAAGCCTGAGCATGAGACAAAGCTAAAGACCAGAGTTTATTCAGTAATCTTTGCATAGGTCTCGCCCTAGATATATCAGACCTCGGATACGGAGTACCACTATAAATATTAGGAAGTGGTATAATAGGATATATATCAGTATTGAGAACAGATTCGTATAACACAATCTCCCCAACAGAACACACTACCGCAATGCGGGTCTGTAAAATTTCTTGAAATTGAACTAAACCACGTTCAAATACACCCGGATTCTCATCAAGGAACTTTTGAAATTCCTCTTCATTTAAAATCATTTCTTCCTGATTATTGACATCTATTATCTGATAAAAAGGAACTTTTGCTTTATAAAATCTTTCTAAGACCTGATATTTTTCCTGATAAGTGGTCTCTAAATCCTTTGATTCTGATGGAGTCCATGTTTTTTGTTGATTACTTTGTTGTGTAGAGGGATAGTCCTCATCATCACTATATGACGAAATACTCTCTATTAGACCCTCTTCCATTTCTCCAGTTTCAGGATTTTCTTGTGGCCCAAGTTCAGGGTATATATTTAATATTTGTTCCCCAGTAAGGATAGTAGATAGTATAAGATTATCAGCATCGCTGAAATATCTATCACGACTTGATGATGGAACATATATGCGAAATGGATTAACGCTTGTGAATTTTACTTCACCCTTTCCAAAGTCAGCATCAGGTTCTATATATGCATATAAATAACCAAGCCCAGAGGTACTATGGTCATGTATAGCTTCTTTTAATTGAGCATTGCCATCTGATATTTCCCAAATATAACTCATAACAACACGCCACATCTTGGCAATCTTTGTATCTGAGTCTTCTCTTGGTATAACAGTAAAGGCTGGAGAATTAGAGGTTAGCATAGCTTTAAGCTTCTCAACAGCAGGGCCAACCCTATCCATTGGAACAGCAGCTTGATTCCTGCTTTCTAATTCATCTATCTCATTATCATTGAAATGATTACCATAAAAGAAATCAATATCTTTACGCGCTTCAGTATCCCATTCTGAACGGGCATCACGATAGCGCCGATATAATTCTCTGGTAGTCTTAGCTCTGGGGTCTTCTTGTATTTGCATAGATACTTTATAAGTTAATTAATAAATATAACGCTTGTCAACAAAAAAAAGCAACTTTTTTAGCTAACTCTTGCACCAGTAAACCAGTTGTATTTTTTGCCTTTATTTGACTTGCTCGCTCTTGTATCAACCTCTTTCTTATCAACTTTACCGCTTAATGGTGGTTTAGCATAATAATCAGCATAGTATAATCCATCCATAAGGTCATCATGTTTAGCGAAAGGATGTTCAAAGAACTCATCAATTATTTCTGTCATAGTATTACGAATATATAGTTTTTTTGAATTTACTATAGGGCCAAGAGATGTTTCTAACCTATCTTCTTTCTTTATTCCAGCTGGGGGCCTTACTCCCTTGAATATACCGGGTATCAATCTTCTATCACTTGTAGCTATCCTTGTTACCATATCTCTTACCATTTCCTGAGCAGCTACTGTTTCTATGGTCACTCTTTTCACAGGAGCGTATTTTCTAGCTAATTCTATTATTTTTTCTGGAATATCGAATGTAGGTATCCTTTCATGGAAATATTCCAATACATACCTATTCTTATCTTTGTCTATACCAATTACCAATATCACTTGAAAATCCGATTTCTTTGTAGCTGTAGCAGCAACATCAACTCCTATATACACATTAATTGGAATAAAGTTCCCATCATTATCTTCAAGATATGCAAATTTATCTTTTGATAGGAATGTATGATTATGTTTTTGTATCCTGTCAATCTTAAAAGCTGCGTCAGATATATCCCTAGCATCATTCATATACTCCTGAGCAAACTTATTGACCATACCAGCTTCAATGAACTCTTTCTTTTTAGTATCAAGCTTTGTTAATGAGAATTGTTCTGGCCATAATGGCTTTCCATTTTCTATAGCTTTATGGAATGTAACATCCCAAGGATACTTTCTTCCTTCTTCCTTAGCTTGTTTTACACCATCAACAATCATTTGTAAGAAAGAGTCATAATGAACAATAGTACCAGCAAGCCATATCCATCCTTCTCTACCCGGAGATTCTTCAAGAGCTGGATATACAGTAGATACAATCCATTTCTTTATCTCATCTCTTCTTTCAGGAGTTTTAGTATTCAATTCAGATTCAAAGTCATCAAGTATAATACCAGTATAACGTACATCAATCTCAGTACGACCACGTAATCTCTGACTTGTACCCTTCGCTATTATCCTATCCCCCTTAGCAGATACAATATCTTTCTCAGTCCATCTATTCCCTACAGCATCTCCAGCTAGATTACCAAAATAATACTTTATCTTATCATTATATTCAAAATGGGACTTAACATATTTGATATGGTCAATTGCCTGACCTTGTTCCTCAGCTACCCAAGCAATGAATAATCTTTCCCCTTGGGGAGAAAATAACATTTTATGTACAATAGCAGCTTTAGAAAGGATTGATTTGCCAAATCCACGTGGTAGTATATTACATATACGAGCTGCTGGCTTAGTACTTAAAAGCTTTTCAGCTACTTCATAATGGAATGATGGAGAAGCACTCTTATTTAAAAAATCTTTTGGTAGGAAAGCCCTTCCGAAATATATAAGGTCTGTAAGTGACTTTTGAAGTATTTCATCATTTATTTTAGATTCAGATGGAGGTGGTACTATATTAAAATCAGGCTTTTTTGTTTCTTTCATCTTCTTTTTCTTGCAATGTTTTTACCATTTGTTTTGCGTGAAAATCGCTTACGGTTGTCATTATTGCTTCCCATCTGTTGTTCTTTAGATTTCTTTGAAAAACTTTTTTTCCTACGGTTTTGTATCTCATATTCCTTCTCCATTTGTTTTTCGGCCCAAGAATCTATATCAAGATAAGATTCAAAGAAATCATCAAAATTAGGTTTCGCCATATATATCCACCTTATCAGGATTACCAAGCGTCATTAATAAATCATCCTCTCCATATACAGAATTACAATATTTACAACTAAATCCTATAGGTAGATAAAATTCATTGAACACTACCATTTTTTTATGACTATCAATAGATTTGCCACAGACCTTACATTTTTTTATTGTGCTATTATAAACAGGCATAACATATAATGATATATCGCTATGTGATATCTTTTTCTGCATGTCCTATAGCTTTTACGTCAGCGTTATTAAGCTGCTGAAGCTGTTCTCTTGTGAACCCTTGAAATACAGTAAGAGACTCTGTCTTTTTATCATTAGGGAACATACCAGCTATCTTCATCATCATTTCAAGAGCTCTTAGTTTATCGGAATCCCTAGCGTCATAATTATCAATAATGTCTTTTGTCTTGGAAAGTAGATATTCTTCATCAATACCAACTTCTCCTAATATCTTCTTAGTTTCTTCGCTAATCAATTTCTTTACCCTTTTAGTTTTTAATAATGATGTAGATGCTGTTTTTGAGTAATTAGCATCATTTGTTTTAAATACTCTAAGATATGCTTGTTCAGGTGGCATACCATTAGCAACGTATTTAGCGAAAACAATCTCCCTGCCATTGGGATTCTTTTCGTCTATCCTTTTATGTCTTGGTTTTGTTGATTTAGTGAATCTATATACATCATCTGCTATATCTCCCGTTATTTGTATAGAATCCCTTACTGGATAAGAACCAAGAATAGTACGGACATATTCTTTTCCATTGTCAAATGCTCCACGATGTAGTATCTTGCATACCTGACCATCGTCAGTAAGTATCCAATCACCTGTAGTGGATTCACGCCAATCATCAACAAGTTCATCATCACAGTTATCAAAAAACTCATCTTTATTATCGTACAAGTATTCAAGCTTTCGCTTTACTAATTTGGTATGCATAGAGCCACTCCCAACCTATATTACTTGATAGCCCTTGCCATCCCCCCGGACTCTATGCGTTTCCATCTACTAGCTTTCCCCATACGTATGTCTTACCTTTATGTATGTCAATTACATCAATTCTAAAATTATTATCATCAAACCAATCAATAATGCCAAAAGCATGGCACCAGTTAGTATGCCTTCCCCTTAGCCATTGGTTCTTTTCTTTGGACATATCCTTTAAACAACCTAGCGTCCAAGCATGATGGGCCCCATCTACATGGGTAACTCCCTGCCTTTGAACATCATGTGTATGTCCATATACAATATTCTTGCCAAGATTCTGCACATGCTGTCTTGTATGATTAACAGTACTATAATGGCCCCCATGATAAAAGAACAATTTGCCTATTTGCATCAAATGGCCATATGGATAGTACTTATATCCCCTTTCTTTTAGATTCATTACATTCTTGAACTTGTATTCAGGCAGGTACGG